TGAGTCGCATCCATCACCCAAAGGCTATATTGATACTGCCAAACATATTCAGACTTGATTTTGTCCTCGACTAAAAACTTGACGAAATGAACCGCATTGAACGGGCACTTGATTTCAACTCCTTTCGTTTCATTGACAATCCCGTCCGGACTGCATCCCATTCTGAAAGAATCATCTTTAAAAACAAAGGGTAACTGTTTGACTTCATTGCCAGTTGAGAATTCATAATATGAACGTGCTGCATCCTCGTGGAAGTTTCCCCATTCGAGATATTTTGAATTCAATTCGTCAAAGGTCCCAGTGCAGATCTGAGCGCACAATTCTGCCAAATAGGTGTTTCTTGTTTCACTGCCAGCCTTTGCCACGGCCTTATTGACGTTTGAAGCTGAAATAACTCCCAGCTTTAAGATCTGCCACATAGTGGAACCTTGTTGAGCATCCGCAATTGCAATACCATATCTCTTTTGAAATGCGTCATAGAGACGAGACACGTCTTTGAGTGATTTCATGCAAAAACACCCATATAAGAATCTGCGACTTCTTTGACTCGCTTGAGAGTTTCGTGTGGATCATCGATATTGTCTTTTAACAAAATTCCACCAGGCGCATTGAATCTCAATTTGAAATCATTTGTTAATTCGGGAAAAGCTTGTTTCAATCGCGCAAAATTATCTGGATCAGCTTTTCTCATTGCCGCTGCAATTAATGAAGCAAAAGGGAGATCGATCGCCGAAATGCGTTTTGATATTTCATAATCAATCAAATTAAGATCTATCATTTTGCACTCCCATCTGAGTCACTCCCAGGAGCATAGTTTTTCAATTCTTTTTGGCTTGGCTCAATGGCTGGCTTTTCGTCTTGAATTTGCTTTTTTTCAACAAAATTCGTCAGCATTGAAATCGATTGATTCAATTCTTGATTCGTCAAATCCTCAAGTGATTTGACATCACGCTTGAAAATTCTGACTGCATGATCCATGAATTGACTCTCGTCTCTTTGCAAAGCTGACAATAATGCCCTAGCTTTTTTCAAGCTTCCCGAATCAAGGCTTTTTGCCGTTTGATTCAATTCAATGACGTCAGCTTCATTCGATACATCGATGGCGGTCTCAAGGCGTTCACGAGTGTTCGTCATTGGCCAAGACTTATAAGCCCTTTTGATCAGCGTTTTTTTCATCATTTCAGATTCGTCCGTCAACCATGGATTCTTTTTTGAATTGTCTTTCAAATAGGCTTTCCAAGCCGATGATCTATCTCGAATCGAATAGATTTCCTCATTTGACATCATTTCAGTAATGAACTCATTGTCATGCGTTTTCGCCACGCAATAGGCACCTAAAATCATGCCTCGATCTTTGAACGGGTTGAATGCGTGCAGTGGTTCTTTTCCCATGCCTTGATATTCAAACGTGTCCGCTTCCTTTACAATTTCAGCCTTTACCCATTTCACAGATCCAATATCAACGGCTAGCTGAATATAGCCGCGATAACTAATGTCTAAGCAGACTTTTTTGTCTCTCGGCACTAAATAGGCCAATTTTGAAACTGGACTCAAACTTAGACCAATCGCTGCCACATTGATAATGGATCTTTTGAAACTGTCTTGATCGCCCATGGCCACTGACGCCAAATAAGCATTCGACTTCAAAGCATCGAGTGCAAATGATGCTTCTCGTTTGAAATTAACAGCTTTGTGAATTCTTGCTAGCTCCTCAAATTGAGGCTCAACTCGCATGACAATTTGTTTGATATTCTCAAATCTTTCTAAATCACTCATCTTTTTATTTCCTCTCTCATTGTTTTTAGTCGCTTTTGATCGCTTTTGATCGTCTTTTATATGCGACGAATCGATGAAATGCATTTCAAATGTTCCACGTGGAACAATTTTGCAAAGTGATTAAAAATTGATCAATGCGTTATTATGGCAGACGGCATGCAGACGAAATCTAAAAAACCTTCAAAAATCCCAAAGGCCTCAAACTTCCATAGTTTCTCTTTATATGCCTATTCTTGAGAAAAACCCCATCGCCGTCACGCTCGTTTGAATTATCACTTGAGGTATTGCCCTCAATTGTTTGGACCACATCATCTGAGACAAGATTGACCACAATGCCTATGTGACCTTGCCAACTGGCCTTGCCGTCAACCCATCGTCGCCAAAGAATTAATGATCCGACTTCTGGCTTGTCGATTCGAAATGAAACTGGATTATTGAACCAAAAATTGCAGACTGATTCACTCAAGATCAAAGCACTTGAATATTTAAATCCTGGAATATCAATCGATGATTTCATGACATTTCCCCAGGTCTTGATGCAATAACTTGAAAATCCCGCGCACCACGCTTCCCCTGCAGATTGCCCATCAACTGCTTTTTGGAACATGCGAACAAACTCGCCTTTGTTGTTCCCTCCGACTTCTCTCACTCCTTCAAATGTTTTTGCATAGGCGGCAAGCCCATTGTTTAGGATTTCATTAACATCTTCTTGAGTCATTTTTTGCCTTCCAATTCTTTTGATTTCTTGATTTGTCGTTCAATTTCGTCCCAGTTCTCACTCGCCGTTTTTGCATCATCATCTGACTCGAAACTCAAAACAGCAGTTGTCAGGCCTTGACGCCTTAAAGACATGGCTAAGGACACCGCCAATTCTCTCGATTCTCGATCTGTTTTGTTTTTGTTTAGGTACCACTCAAGGCCACTGATTAGAACACCGCCAAAGGCCTTTGAGCCAATGATTGAACTCAAGATCTGCATGATGATTGCAATCATCTAAAACCTCACTGGGACGTCAGTCACTCCATAGGTATGAACGCGCATTTTCATTCTCTCGCCGTTGGCATGTTTCCTTTTAGACACAAAATGATAGGTGCAGAATCCTGTCGGCATCTTAAATTCAAACACGTCATTAGGACTTGAATCAAATATCTTGCATTCAGGCCTTTGACTCTGTGGATCAACTATGACTCTTTCAGGAAATCGAAAGACTTGGACAAGGCTTTCAGCACTTTGACAATGCCCTCGACCGACGAAATAGCTCGTTTTGCCGTTGCACTCAGCAGACATGCTCAAATCATATTCTGGCCTGTCATCGGCAAAATCAATGAAACCAAAACCGACCTTTCGAGACTTTTCCTCAAGTGCATAAATATGCATTGGGCAAGTCCTGGCTGACTCAAGACTGCCAGAATTGTCAAAATCATAGGCGACACTTTTTTTCAGCCAACCCAAATTATTAGGCTTGTCGATCACGTCTTGCCTATGACAGGTCGTGATGATCAATCGATCAATCTTGTCTCCTGGCGGTTCAATTTCAATTCGATACTTATAGTCAGGCTTTTTATTTGGAAAAGCAAAACCGACGTACCAAAAATCATTGACTTTGAACTTCAAATCATACAAGAATGATTTCTCACTAGGCGCATTCGGCGTCATCTCAGCAGTCGAACAAGAAAACAGAAGTAAAACTAAAATTAAATATCTCATTTTAATTTCAATCCATTTGTCGTGAGAAATCTTAGCACAATCATGAGAATGCTCACTACAAGGCCAGCTATTGGAGGTTGTTCTTTTATGATGTCTTTCATTGGCCCGTCCAAAACGGAAATCACAGACACACCGACTGCAACCCAAAACGTCTTGGACTTCAATAATGATTTTTTTTCTAAGTCATTCAAGGCTTGAATGCTCCTAACAATTTGCCAGTCAGCACAAGCCATTCGATTGCCGTTTCTACTTTTGCTTCTAATACGTCATCGGCAATATCAAATTCCGCACTCAATCTTTGGCAACATTTCATGCGAGAAGAATCATCCATTTTCTGATATTCAAGCAATGATTCGCTTGCGCCATCTATCACAGCGGGCAATTTCAACAAAGGACCGACAATGTATTGAATATCTGAAGCGTCAAATTTTCCGTCTAATTTAGACTTGTCATAGGCCATGAATAAAGCCAAAGGCAAAGACAATATATCATGAACTTTTTGAGCGTTTTCCATTCTAGCATCCTCTCGTCATTTGGTTAAATTGCTTCGTATTATTTAAAATACTAACTTCAAGTGAACTGATTCGGGCAGACATCTTTTCCATTTCCTTTTCGTGCCAAAACGTCTTTTCAATTATTGTGGCCATTCTCTCATTCAATTCCTCAACGGATAGTTTTATATCTGTCAAGACTTTGACGGCATAGACTAAAATACCAGACAATAAGCCAGTGAAACCCCAAGTCAAAAAATTACTAAATTCCATTGACGCTTTCCTCTGTGTTCAAATGCAAAGTTAGTTGCCTATTCTCTCAACTGCAAAAAAATTGGCCGTTGACCCATCGAGTGATGTAGTCGTGTTATTGTATGACAAAGTTTTCACGGTATCACCTGAATTGCATTGAAATACATATACACCGTTCATCATAACCTGATAGGTAGATGAGGACAAATAACTTCGGAAAAGAGGAATGCTAGTCTCACTATTCTTTTTTAAATACAATTCTTGTATTCCTCCGGCACCAATAATTGCTGATGAAAATCTAACTCCACTTGTAGCTCGATACTTTCCAGAAATTGGACAAGTGTAAATTCCTGTTGTTGAGTTATATGCGCCATGACTATCCCAAACCACGGTCCCATTGACGATTGTTGGAGTTGACGTGTCAATTGACGTCGCAGCCGTATTCGCAAGCATCGTGACACTTTCACTTGCGGCAATGGCTGAGGGACCGGA